GGCGGGACACAGTTCCGCCACAATCAACAAATACGGTGAGATTTATGAAAAAATTCAGGGTTCAAATATACGCATATAGAATGTATACAGATTTTATCATCGAGTCCCTCGATGGCCCACTAGACATAGAAAATGCTATCATTGACAAACTTGGAAAAAATGATATAAAGTGGGAGTCTCTTGGAGAAATGCATGATCCGAGAGTAAACCGAATAACCTATGAGGAGGTTATAGAAGATGCAACAACATCTAAACGACCTTTACACGAAGAAAAAGGGTCTGGACCTAGAATGGGAGCAGGAGCATCTTAAAGAGGGTAGATATACTCTCAATATGGTTAAGATTGACAGAAGAGTCAGAGAAGTTATTAGCCATATTAAACTTGCTGAAGCAGCAAAAGCTCATCAGCAAAATAAGATTGAAGACGCTGCCCCCGAAGTTTCAGTAGCTACTTAATAAAAAAGCTACATCGTTGAATAAATTCAATTCACATTACAGGCTCTCTTGCGCTCTAGTTAAATCTAGTATATAGTTTTGTTACTATACAATTAATCAGAACGTAGACGAGTATAGTCGACGGCCTAGAGACTGCGTTCGAAAAAACTAGGAGGATAATACTATGGCAAAAACATTGTTTAGAGGACCAGTTCTGCAAGGTAAATTTAACGAAGCAGGTTTAACTGGATTCAATCTAGAAAACAAATCAGCTAACTATACAGTTACGAATGCGGATTCTGGTAAAACTTTTACTACATCTACTGATGGAATGGTTTTTACTTTACCGCCTATTTCTATTGGAAGAATATTTACATTTGTAAATACAGCTCCTGATGGAACTAACGCTATGACTATCAGCCCAAATGCTGCTGATGGTATTTTGTATGCTGGATCTTTAACAGATAACAAAGATCTTATTAATACAAAAGCTACTCAAAAAGTTGGTGACTTTGTAGTATGTGCATCTTTAAACTCAACAGCTCATTGGACAATTGTTGATGTACAAGGTGTATTTGCTAAAGAAGCGTAATAAATAATTTAGTGTGGGCTTCGGCCCACACATAAATTTTAAGGAGAACTATGTCAGATCAAAGATTTACAAGAGTAACAAGTACAGGACAGGTTAAAACTATTGCTGGTGGTGCAACTAATATTGGACCATGTAGAATAACTTACATTCAAGCTAAAGGTCACGCTAGTGGTCAACTTGAATTAAGAAATAGTGCAGACAATTCTGGTGATTTACTTTTCATTTCACATTTTGGAACAGAAGGTTTAGATATTTTTGTTCCTGGTGAAGGAATAAGATTTGAAGATACCGTACATGCTACTATATCAGGAACAGGATCAGTCACTTTAGGTTATACTGGTTAAGGAGGTAAACTGTGGCTAATACTACTTCCGGAACTACAACGTTCGGCAAAGATTTTACTATTGATGAAATAGTTGAGGAATCTTTTGAGCGTTTAGGAATACACAACGTAACAGGTTATCAATTAAAATCTTCGAGAAGATCTCTTAATATTCTTTTACAAGAATGGGGTAATAGAGGTATTCATTATTGGGAGATAAGAGATACTAATATTGATTTAGTTGAAGGACAGGATACGTATAAATTATATAGATCATCAGCAGAAGCCACAACTGCTGGAGATCAAGCTACTACAAAAAATAATTCTAACGCTGCAGAAAATGTTTTTAGTGTAAGCGATATTTTAGAATCACAATTAAGATCTAATACTATTGGTTCTACAGATCAATCAGATACACCAATGACAAAAATTGATAGATCAACTTATGGTGGTTTATCAAATAAAAAATCAAAAGGTACACCTAATCAATATTGGGTTGAAAGATTTATAGATAGAACTGAAATACATGTTTACCCAACACCAGATTCAACTAATGCAGCAAAACATGTTCATATATATTACATAAAAAGAATTGATGACGTTGGAGATTATACTAACGCAACAGATTTACCGTTTAGGTTTATACCATGTATGGTTTCAGGTTTAACTTATTATTTATCTCAAAAGTATGCACCACAATTAACACAAGGTATGAAACTATTATACGAAGATGAATTACAAAGAGCATTAGCAGAAGATGGTTCTGCATCTAGCACTTACATAACACCAAAAACTTATTATCCAGGATCATAATGCCAAGATATGCGTCAGGAAAAAAAGCAGTTGCTATATCAGATAGATCAGGAATGGAGTTTCCTTATCATGAAATGGTAAGAGAATGGAATGGATCTTTAGTTCACATAACAGAGTTTGAACCAAAACAACCACAATTAGAACCAAAACCTATTTCATCTGAAGGTGTTGCATTAAGAAATATTAGACCAGATAGAGTTGAGCCACCAGTTGCACTTGCTTTACCAAAAGATCCTTTTACAGTTACAAACGGTAGTCCAACATTAACTGTTGAATTTTTAAATCATGATCTTCAAGTTGGAGATGAAGTTTTATTTTTAAATGCAGCTAGTAATAGTCCGATTGAAAGTTTTAATTTAGGAACTAATTTATTTCCTTTATTTCAAATTTTAGGATCTAACTTATCTGCTACTGATACAACTGTAACTTTAGATGGTAATAATAATTTTGCTAACACAGGTTTCTTTTTTATACAAAGTGCAACTACACCTGTTGCAGGAGCTACAGACTATGTTCCAGTTATTCAAAGAGAAGTTATAAAATATACAGGTAAATCTGGTGGACAAAATCTAACTGGTTTGACAAGAGGCACTAATGCTCCATTTAGAGGTAAGACAGCAGCGAGCACTACTGCAACTGCACACACTGCAGGAGTGAATGTTTTTCCAAGTTTAAAAATTCAAACAATAACAACTAGAACAGAAAACACAGGAGCACAACCAGCAACAAAAACTGTTAATACAGGCTTCACTGTAACCTTGCCTTATAACGCATCAGGTAATATAACAGGAGGTGGACAAAACGCTTTTGTTAGTCCAATGTTCAGAGGAATTAGATAATGAGCTATACTTTTCAAAATTTAAAAGACGATATTAGATCATACACAGAAGTTGATAGTACAGTTTTAACTGATGCAATATTAACTACTATGGCAAAAAATGCAGAGAATAGAATTTATAGAGATGCAGATTCTGATGACAATAGATTTTATGCTACATCAAACTTAGCTGTTGGAAATAGATATGTAACAATACCATCTGATTTAAGAGCAATTAGATATGTTCAATTAAAAAATACAAACGTGACACCAAATGTTCAAACATTTTTAGAGAAAAAAGATACTTCTTACATGGCAGAATTTTATGATAAACCAGCAACTGCATCTGGAATTCCAAAATACTATGCAAACTGGGATGCTAATTTTTGGGTAGTGGCCCCAACACCAAATGCTACATATGAAATAACACTAGCATATATCAAGCAGCCAGCCAGTATTACTTCATCAAATTCAACAACAACTTATTTGAGTAATAAATATCAAGATTTACTTTTGTATGGAACTCTAGTAGAAGCATATGGATACTTGAAAGGTCCAGCAGATATGTTACAATACTACGAGCAGTCATATCAAAGGGCTTTAGCTTCGTACTCTATCGAACAACAAGGTAGAAGACGCCGGGACGAATGGCAAGATGGTGCAATTCGTACACCTTTAAAATCACCATCACCATAAATAAGGAGAATAAAATATGGCAAATATAGTACCTAATTCTTTTAAATCTGGTTTGTTAAAAGGTGTATTTAATTTTGACACATCAGGTAACGGAGGAAATACTTTCAAGTGTGCTTTATATACTAGTATCAGTTCTTATAGTACGGCCTCTACGGTCTACTTAGCAGGAACAGGAAACGGTGAAGTAAGTTCTACAGGAACATCTTACACAGCAGGTGGAAACAATCTGACAAATAACGGAGTTGCAGGAACAACAACTGCATATGTTGATTTTCAAGATTTAACTTTTCCTTCTGTAACGTTAACTGCTGCAGGAGCTGCTATATATAAATCAACTGGAGGCGGAAACGAATTAGTTTTGGTATTAGACTTTGGTGGCAATAAAACAGCAACAAACGGAGACTTTATTATTCAGTTTCCTACTGCTGATGCATCAAGTGCTATTATTAGACTAGGCGACGCGTAATAGTAAAGGATTAATTAAATGGCTTTTGTACTTAACGACAGAGTTAAACAGACAAGCACGTCTACTGGAACAGGAACGATAAACTTATCAGCTACAGCTGAAACAGGTTTTGAAACTTTTGTTGCTGGTATTGGAACTACAAACAGTACGTTCTATTGTATTTCACACGATGGAACTTCTGAATTTGAAGTAGGTATCGGAACTGTAACAGATGCATCACCTGATACACTTTCTAGAGATACCATTATCTCCTCTTCAAACTCAGATAACGCGGTGA